ACTACGTTAGCAGCAGAAACATAAGCCGTAACTTGCATACCAGCAGCATCAACACCTAGTGAACAACCAAGAATCATGTCACCAAGAGCAACACCAGGAACAGCAACGGTATCAATATCGTTCGTTCCTGTAGAAAGACTGTCTGCGTTAATCGTAGCACGAACTTCAAAGACTTTATCAAATACGCTTTGAAACTGCTCACGACCATCCTTCACTACCACAACCGCAGTTGCATTTGCCATAATTATCTCCTTAGTAAGTTAAGAAGACCCCGCCGAAGCGGGGCCATCACAATTAGCCAGGGATAACCAGAGCAACAGCAGAGGTGTCACGCAGTTCGCCAGCACCGTACAGCGTGTCGGCGGTCAGCAGCGTAGCAAGGTACTCTTGCTTGTACTGGGTCTGAACACGAACACCAAGTTGCTCAACCAGCACGCCAAACTCAGGATGTGCCATCAAGCAAACACGGGGGTTAACGTCACCAGTACCAGCAGTCGTGGCGGTGTCGGCATTGGTCGAAACATAGACCTTAACGCCGTAGATGTCACCGATCTGACCGTTGCGGATCGTGTTACCATTGCCGGACTCACCAGTGAAAGCCTGCTCAGTGAAACGAGCCAGACCCATCAGGGTGTTACGAGCAACAGGCGGAACGATCAGGAAACGACCATCCATCGGAACATCGCTGTCATCCAGACGCTGAATTGCACGGCGGATACCCTCATCCGTCAGAGCAGTTTCGTTACCAGTGTTGGTGTTAGCGGTTGCATCAAATGCAGTAGCGCCATCACCACCGATGAAGCCGTTGGCATAAGCAAACGTAGCATCGGTTCCGTTCCAGTTACCGCCTTGCGACAGACGGCCAAGTTTGATGATGTCGGTATCCAACTGGGTAGCCAGAGCATAGCCAGCGTCATCCGTGTAGAAACGGCGCAGCGAGGACATAGCCTGAACTTCAGCCAGATCTTCGATCAAGCGGCTGTACTCAAAGTGCTTGTCGATGTTAACCGACAGAGCCGTACCACCAGCAGCAATCAGAGTAACTGCATCGGTAGCAGTCTTAGCAGAAGCAGAACCACGAGTAGGAGCAGGAAAGTAGACTTTGTCGCCTTTCTTGCCTTTGAAGTTCATACGCTTGATGAGGTTAGCAGCAACGAGGTTCTTCTTGTATGCAGCAACAATTTCATCAGACCATACTTCAGGTACAAAACCTGCGGTATCAACTGCAGATTTTACAACTGCATTATTTGGAGCGAATGCTGTATTAGCCATTTTAAAATTCCTTTCGTAATAGTGTTAGTTTACCTAACCCTACCTTCACGATACGCTGACATGATTTCTTCTTGCATCATATCGTACTTATCAGGGTTAGTTTGCATGAGTTTAATAATGTCTGCACGCCTAAAGATCTTTTTGGTTGGTGCTTCATCACTGCCTGACGATACGGTGGTAGTCGCTGCTTTTACGGCTTGGCTTCTTGCTTGCTTCTCTGCTGCTACGGTTTGTTCTACAGCGCCTTTGCGGTCCTTATACAGCGACAGCAACTCGTTTGCAGAGTCATAATCGTAGTGCTGGTCAGCCCTAATAAACAACTCAGACCTAACTTTAGACGATGCGACCCAACTTTGGAAAGCAGGATCTCGTACAACATTGTTAAAGTCAGGGTGAGCAGTCTGTAGTGCGTTTAAAGCCTTTGCTCGTTGCATCTCAAGAGTCAACTGTTCTGCTTGTCGAATCTTAGGATGGTTCTCAATTGCGTTTTCTACCGCCTTCCTCGGATCAGCGAAGAAGTCAACCTCTTCAGAAGGTTGGGTTTGCAGTTGCTGCTTTGCTGTGGCTTGGGCACGAATATAATCGTCTACAATCCTGCGTAATTCACCGACCTCACTACCTTGGCGACCAATTAACTTCTCGGCCTCCATGTGCATCTGAGCAATGTCTTTGGCGCTTTTCCCTTTATACTTGTCTGGGAGTGCCTCTGTTTGCTCCGCTGCTTGCTCAATTACAGTTTCCTGCTCTTGCTCAACAGTGTTTTCGTTTGAATCTACAACAGGAGTTTGTGACTCTTCCGAGCCGTCCTCAATAATCACAGCCATCATGTCTCTCCGTGCTTAACAGCATTAAGAAAAGAACCTTTAAATTGTGCGGGGGTTCCTTATCCGCTTACTTCCATTGGTCTGATAGACCAGTTTTGCGCTCCCAGTTAATTCTATCTTGGCGTTTACGTTCCCAGGCCATTGCAGCACCAGGGAAATCACCAGTAATGCCTTCTAGACTAACTCTAGGCGCAGCGATGAGTCTGCTTGCGTCATTTCCACAGTGTGGACACTGTATGACTTTGACAGAATCATCAATATATTTTTCAGTTATGTGGCCTTTGGCACACTGAAAATCAAAGTATCTTCTCATTTAGTTCCTCGTAGGCTTTTTCAGACAAATCCCTAAGTCCAATAACGTAGTCTAGGATGTCTACTTGTCCTTTTCGGAACTCTATTGTGTCTTTATCGCAGGTTCGGATGTTCTCGTACTGTGTACGCATATCCAAAAGGTCTTCTATGAGTTGTGTCCACGCCTTTGTGGACATCATAGATAGCCTATCTTCGTAGTATTGTTGTAATTCTGGCGATATTGGCATAATTATACCATCATTTAAATTAACAAAAAAGTGCTTGACAAGAAATTGTTTTTGTGGTATGCTTCAGTTTTTAGGAGGCAATATGGCACAAGGTCAACACTTTAAAAAACTCACTGATTCTGACATCGATAACATCAAAACCTGGGCAAAAGCAGGCTTTGGACTTACCGAAATCGCTAATAAGTTAGAAAACAAGGTTTCTCGTCAGCGTGTTAAGCAAATAACTGAAAAATTTAACATCAATGCCTTTGCAAATAAGAAACTTAAACGCCAAAAAGAACTAAACGACCAAATGTTCCAAAAATGGGGTCCAAAATGGAACGACCAAGAGTGGCGTAAGTCTGCTATCTATGCAGCAATGCGTGAAAAGTTTAAAAACAAGAAAGCGCACTGCTATAAACACGAGTTTTCAATAAACTTTGGTGATTTAACTTTTCCTACTCACTGTCCAGTACTAGGTATTGAATTAGACTACTTCGCCCAGAACGGTAGACAGGAGAACTCACCATCTTTTGACCGCATAGACCCATCAAAAGGCTATATCAAAGGCAATGTTGCCGTGATCTCTTGGCGAGCCAACCGCATTAAGAACGATGGTACTGCCGAAGAACACGAAAAGATTGCTAGGTTTATGAAAACAGTTTCTTAATCTTGTCTTTAATGGTCTTAACTTTGTCTAGAAGCCACGACTTGCAGGTTTGCAATTTCTTTGCGAGTATCAATGTCTTTCTCCTTTAGGGCTAGATTTGCTACTTTGACACGTCTTTCAAAGTCATCGGTAGCGTTGGGACCAGTGCCTAAGTACTTAGACGCTGATGCAGCGATGCTGGCCTGTAGTTCTGCTGGCATCAACTGTGTTTCAGTGATCTCTTTCTGTGCTCTTGCCTGTTTTAGCGTTACATCTGCCTCAAGATCAGCAATCTGTAACTGTGCTTGTTGCAGTTGTAACTGCTGTGCTGCCTGTGCTGCAGGGTTAGGCTGTGACATCTGAGCCATCTGCTGTAACAGTTCCTCACGATTAGATAGACCACTGTTCTCAATGATGGCAGACATGACCATCGGAACGATAGGACTGTCAGGTCCAAGTGTTTTTAGCAGGTTCATAAACTGCATCTGTTCGTATTCACGAGCCACGATGCCAAGATTGCTGGTTGGCACAAACACAAAGTCTTGTGCAGGATAGCGATCAGGATCAAACTGCATAAACCGATAGGCAGACTTGGTCACAAACGGGATCAAGAACTGCTCTTGAAAGTTTACCAATGTGCGCTTATTCTTCTTGATGATGGCTGACAGAGCCGGATTAAGGCCACCACCGTCAGCCGTAGGCGTGGTGCTGTCAATGGTAGATGTTGCCATCAGCATCATCTTCATAAACTCACCAGCGGTCTGCAGATTACCGGGGTCAGTTACACCAAACTTAAACGGCTGCAACACTTCATTGGGGTTGCCGTTGGTTAAAATGGTTTTGCCTGGTCTAATCTCAAATCGTGCACCACGAGGTAGGCGGGTGGCATCGATGCCCATCATAGGCACTGTAGTCAATGCTAGGCTATCTAGATGAGCACGAATCTGTGCATCGATGGCCTTTTGCATATTGTAGCCTTTTTCAGCAATACCACGACCCCAGAAACGATTGGGCATGGAGTCATACTGGAATGCTACGATAGGCCGATCCTGCATCATATAAGGCGATAGTTCAGCCTTGAGCACATACTGGTCATTAGCGATAACAACGATGGCTTCTACCAGTTCTGTGTAGTCAGCGGCTTCGGTGCCGTACTCTTCAGTCTTCTCGTTAAAGAGTGATGTGATCTCTTCATCGTCTTTGGCTTCGATAAGAAACTTAGGCACAAGACCATAGTAGCGAAGTAACTTAACTTTGTCTTGTTGATACTCAACTTCTTCTTGCACAGGCTCTAGATCAGTGTCAACAGCGGTAGGGCCAAGGTTCATTACCTTATCATAGACACCGCTTTCCATGCCAGCAACAACGCTATGAATGGACACATACTCTTCTACTGCACAGCCAAGCGCATCTTCAATGTTGGTAGATACAGGATCAATTAAGAAGTTCTTAGGGTTGATTGGCTTTAGGCCAACATTAAACCTAGTTCTTTCTTCTACACCAACAGCGGTGATGCCCATCTCTGCGATTGGGCGTGATGCTGGTGCCTTCTCTGTTTTTTCAGAGACTATAATCTCACCTACGCCAGTACCATATACAGCGCCAAGTAGGATCACATCACTGATGTCTTTACGCACACGGTTGCGCTTAAAGTCTTCAGTCATCTGACGTTTTATCTGCTCTACGTCAATGCGTTGCTGGTCTGCTTGGTCATCAACAATATCAAAGAACTTCTCACCACGACCAAATACAGCCTCTTCAATCTCAGCAACAGAAGTCTCAATTGCTTGCTGTAGTGCAGGCGTTACAATGCGTGAACGCTCACTCTCACGGTGCACATCTTCACCAGCCCAGACACCACGCCATAGGCGCTCATAGGAGTCCCAATAATCTAAATAGTTCTCATCACGGTGGTTACGCCAGTTCTCACAGCGGGATAGTACCCACTCTGAAATCTTCATGTTGCGTCCGTTAGTTTCCATTATTAGTCCTCAGTGGTGTCGCCAATGGAGTCTTCTTCAAGGCTTGCGTATTCAGGCATTCCTTCTTCCATGTCTACTTCGTCTTCCTTTTCCATGTCAGCGACAGGTAGGAAGATGTCAGCATCTTTAAGGCCAGCCTCTTTAGCGGCAGTGATAACTGTCATCATGCAGTCAGCACTAAACTTCTTCTCAATCTCTTCTTTGATAGTCTCAAAGACATCTGGATTCTGGACTAACTTGTCCCAGTTAAGAGGGACATAGTCTTCTTTGTCATACATTTCTAGGTACATAACTGCTCCTTAGTAGCCAGCAACGGCATCCATTGGGGTAAAGTCATCTTCATCATAGTCCTGGATATACTCGGCAATGGCGATCTGGTCTATGTAACTGAGTGCATCAATTAAGTCATCGTGCACCTGTGCATTGGGAAAGTTTAGTAACTCATCCACAAGTTCACTATTCCAGTCACCGACATTGAACACAATCTTTCCATGTTCTAAGCGGCCTTGCAAAGACCAAGTAATCCTGTCAGTCTTTTTCTTATTACCGTGTGTAAGGTCTTCTACTCTAAAGTAGGTATTGTACTTACGCATCAGATCGCTGAGATACGGCAGTACAGCGTTCTTTAGTGCACCTCTTTCGATACCAACACACACAGGCTCATAATCTCTTACAACATCGAATATCCTTTGTGCAGACTCTTTAATGTCCCATCTGCCATACTCAATGCTCTTTACATACCAGCCATCAGTTGTGACCTTAACTACTGCTATTGCTGACTGGTCTAATCTTTTCTTTTTTGCTGTGTTGGCGTTAGCAACATTTTCAAAGCCAGCAAGGTCTACTGCTATAAAGAACCTACCATCAGTAGGCTCTTCATCATCAAACTTTATCCATTCTTCTTTGAAGATGCCACCAGAGGCTGCTTCGAAGGAAGCCATGAACTCGGTTCTGAACGCAAAAGAAGACATGGACTTTTTTGCAGTTTCGATTTCGTTGGGGTCAAGCAACGGATTGTCGAAACTGGTGAAGTGCCAAGATTTGTAATCTTTGTCGTTCCCGTTAGAACCATAGGTGTATAATTCATAAAAATGGTTTCTGCCCATCGGTGTACCAATGAACAGTGCTTTGCCTTTTAAGTCTGCCAAGGCTGGCCTAAGAATCTGCTCAAACACTGCTGGCTTCATGTCAGCGTATTCGTCTAACACAACAAACTTTAGACTGACACCACGCATTGTCTCTGGCCTATCAGCGCCTTTGAGGCTGATCTGTGCGCCATTGACTAGCCTGATCTGCATATTATTAACATGGCTAGACTCAATGACGGGGTGGCCTAGTTCCAACAACGTAAGCCACATAATGTCTCTGGCCTGTCCCTGCGTAGGCGCTACATACCAGACATGACCTTTATTGGTCTGTAATGCCTCGACTATGAGCATCCATGCTGCTAGTCTACTTTTACCAGTTCTACGGCCTGCAGCAACTACCTTAAACCTAGTGTCATCATTCCACACACTTTGTTGCCAAGGTAGTAACTTAATGTCAAGTTCCATTATAGTCTACGTCCTCGGCATCGATAGTGTCTATTGGCTTTATATCGCCAACACCGCTGATGTTGATGGTGATGCCTGCTTTACCGCCAGTCTTGTCCTTTTCAAAGTAAGACAACGGTAATAGCCTATCGGCACACATCTTCAACATCGCTGCCTGATCCTTATCAGCAGGATCTAAGGCTTTCTTGATAATAGTTTCAATGATGTGGTCGCCTTTGGTGGTAAGTAAGCGAGCATGGAACTCTCGTATCCTTGCTGCCTCACCAGGAGGTCTACCACGCAATTCTCGTTTCTTCTTTGCCGCAATAGCAGTCTTTTTAGGCCTACCAGCGCCTCTGGGATTCTTAGGTAACACAGGAACACTGGCCTGTGTAGACAAAGAAGACGAATCAGCGGAAGAAGACACAAGAACAGATTCTTGTTCTTTTATTTCCAATTTTGAGTTCTTTCTACAATATCGTCTGGCGCCATCGATAACGCTAACGAGAAGTATAAAATTTATTTTTAATTATTGTGCGATTATTGCTTATGCTTGCAATATAGTATGTGATTTTAGCACATCTTTTCTTTAAGATGAAAGAGAGACAAGTGCACATATTTGTTAAGTAATCATTGTTAACTCTTCTTTTCCACCTGCTCTGACCTTCGCAGTGCGCAGTTTCCACTGTTGTTTCTCTGCCACTCAGCAGCGGAACCATTGCTGATTTCCTTGCTGTAAATGATAATCATTCTTATTTAGATAAGTTATTGATCTTTATAGGACTTTATTGTTATTGAGAATCATTCTTATTAAGCCTATTTTGCTCTTTTTTGTGTCGATGGTGATGCAACAATATCACAGCAACGCCACAACCCCATCCCCCCGTCTATGTTAGTTAGTGCTCACTATCGCTGACAGTGTTGCAGTGCAGCAGCGAAGTTAGTGCTCGCTATCGTTCAGCATTATCAAATACATTCGTTATTGTGCAATGCAGTATATGCGGCGATGATGCACCACTACAGTGCAACCTAGATTCTGTGCACCAGGCTAGTGCATCGGCAAGATCTATGCCATATTGCAGCACAACATTGGTGCAATCCTCTGAGATGGCTTGCTGCTGTTACTAAGTGAAAACCCTATACTGTTATTTTATACAGTGTCATCAGCCTGGAATGGCTTGTGGCTGTCAGTGAGAATAACCCTATGGTTTATCTGGTATGATTCTATTACATATAAGGGTATAAGCAGCACATTTTTAACACTAACCAAGGAGTTTAGAATGGATGCAGTAACCGCAGACCTGTTAAGATTAGTCTCAGCAGCCGTCATCATCGTGTTGATGATAGTCACCCGTAGTTAACCAAAGAAAGGCAGGACAGTCATGTCATTTTATAAACTTGTTGAAAAGTATCGAGGATGGGTTGAAAATGGAATTGCACATTTTCCATCAGTCTATTTAAAAGAGCAGTTTTTAAAAGAACTCAACTCAAAGGCCTAAACCATGAAATTTGAAATCATTGAATCAAAGCATTGGAAGCATTCTGCCGGCATGACTGCCTCAATCTATGGCGCAGTGCCTTGGACATCGGAAGCAGACCGACTCAATTGGTCTGTGCAGGTTGTGGGCTATACTCTGCGCAACACCAAGACAGGCACTGTCGGCATCGGCCGCAAACCTTTTAAAACTTACCAAGAAGCAGTAGAATTCGTTTCGCAGTTTAACTAAACCAAAGGACTACACCATGAGCACCATTGCACTATCAATGCCGATCAAAAGTAAGGCAGCAGCAATCAAAATAACAGGCAGTCTAGGTAAGCCGTCTAAAATGCCGGGGTTGTCTTACGGCATTTCCGCTACATTGTGCAAGATCGGCGCTGCACTTGCCAAAGTTAAAGGCAGCACTTGCGAAAATTGCTATGCACTGAAGGCCAATTACGCTTACCCGTCAGTCAAGGCAGCACACGAAAAGAGGAGGGCAGGCATTGAAAATCCTCAATGGACTGATGCAATGGTGTATCTTATCGGAAACAGTGGCGAGACCTTTTTTAGATGGCACGATAGCGGAGACCTGCAGCACTTGCAACACTTGATCAATATCGTCAAAATTGCGGAGGCACTGCCTGCCGTGTCTTTTTGGTTACCGACAAGAGAAAAGGCAATCGTCAATTCTTATCTTCGTGCCTTTGGTGCTTTTCCGTCTAACCTTGTTGTTCGTGTTTCTGCTGCAATGGTGGATTCTGCAGCGCCAGCAGGCTATGATCACACCAGTACAGTGCACAATGCAGCAGCGCCTATCGGTTTTGCCTGTCCTGCATCAAAGCAAGGCAACAAGTGTCTAGACTGCCGTGCTTGCTGGAATCGTGATATTAAGAATGTCTCTTATCGTCAACACTAAGGAGGTTTTGATTATGGACTACTATCTCGCTTTTCAGATCGCTGGCTTACTGCTAGCATTGGGCGCACTTGTGCAGATTATGAAACCCTGGAGACTAAAATGAAAATCCTATACTATGGCGGCACAATGATTCAGCAGTGCGAATACACTGGCCGATGTTATATCAGCGACTATTGTCGATGGTTTAACTCGCTCAGATCAGCGAAGCATTCAATCACTAAACGGAAAGGCGGTAAATGATGGGCACTGTGACAAAAAAGCAGATGATAGAAGAATTGACATATTACGAATTAGAGTATTTGGTAAATAATCACGATGAGCACTTAATTCAAGAAGTGGCAGACTTTTTTGCGAAAGGTGGGTTTAGTGTATATCCTGATCATATGCTTAAAAACAAATATGATAAATTTATTGGATGTGGGGTTTTGAAATGAACGATTTACACTGGCAAGAAAACGCATTGCTTGGCTCTTATTTGGGCCTGAGCGACATAGTCAAAGGCTGCGATAAGCAGCGAGTCGCAGTGCCTTGGGACTATATCCGCAAGCGTTTAGTCGAATTACGCACTGAGCACGATAAACTCCATGAAGAGGTGAAATCATGATGCTAACAGTAGACGAGATCCTAGATATTGCTGACGCTAAACTCGACATCAGCGATATGGGGAATTGGTATGGTAACGATGACGCTATTGTCGAATTTGTTTGTGAAGTGCTCAAAAGAGAAAGTGAGAAAGAAAATGGCTTGGTTACTTGATAACCCTGAAAGACCTTACATTGATTCATCAAAGACCGATGTAATGCGGACATGGCGCAAGCACGGATTCGTGCCGCCATCAGAGCGGAAAGTAGACTTTGGTGAAAGTCTTGCTGCATTGGATCGATTAACCATAAAAGGGACACCACAATGCGCTGCAGAGCCTGTAACGAAGTCTTGACAGATTATGAGAGCACTGTCCGCAGTGTTTTTAGTAGAGAATATGTGTCACTGTGTAAATGGTGCTTGGGAACGATTAAAACCGACTGTGTAGCCATCGGCAACATCAATCTGATGTCAGACCTAGACGACATCAGCGAGGCCGTTGGCGAGGCTGAAAAGGACTCTGATGACCCATTCGCTGCTGACGGACACAATGATCGCTATTTTGATCGCTGACGAGGCTGGCACGAAACTTGCTAATATTAATAATATTACTCTATAGTGCTAATGTTGCTAATGATTTATATTTATAATTATTTCTTTTATGCTATTGTTCAATATTGAAAGGTAGGGCTTCGATATGCAACCGTGGGAAACTGAACAAATGTATTTTTCAACAATTCATGACATTGCTGAATTGCTAGTCAGTTATAATGTGGACACTGAGACTATGGTCTCTGATGTGTTGGATTGTGTGCTTCGTGTCAGGCCTGAGTGCAGACAGGCATTCCAACTTTTGGGTATTCTTGATCATTTTAGTCAGGTAAAGGACACTAACGATGCAAACGACATCGCAAGCGAAGTTTTTAAGCCATGAATCGTGTGAGTCTTGCGGCAGCAGTGACGCCAAAGCCGTCTATTCTGATGGCTCAGGCTACTGTTTTGCCTGTAAAAGTCATTTTAAGGCCACAGAGCCGTTCTCAGGAAGGGGTAAGGTATTACCTATGACCAACAAAGCCGTTATAGGCCAAATTAGACCCATTAGCGCCTATTTTGGGAGCATACCTGAGAGAGGCATCACTAAAGCCACTTGTGAAGCCTATGGAGTGATGCAGACAGGCATCGAGCATTACTATCCGTTTACTGATGCTTCAGGTGCGGACATTGCTTACAAAATAAGGTCGGTGCCTGATAAACATTTCCGATCTCAAGGCAATATCAAAGATGCACTCTTGTTCGGACAAGCGATGTGGAACAAAGGTGGCCGCTATGTCACTGTTGTCGAAGGCGAACTTGACGCTTTAGCGGCTTATCAGATGATGGGATCAAAGTATCCCGTTGTGTCGATCAAGAATGGTGCACAGTCAGCAGTCAAGGACTGTCAGGCTCAGTATGAATGGCTTGACAGTTTTGAGACTATTGTGTTAGCCTTTGATGCTGATGAGCCTGGCAGAGAAGCAGCCAGTGGCGTGGCTGAGTTATTCGGTAGCAAAGTCAAGATCGTAAAGTTTAGTGACACCTACAAAGATGCCTGTGATTATCTAAAAGACAACAAAGGTGCAGACTTTGTTAAGGCGTGGTGGGCAGCAGAGCAGTTTGTTCCTGATGGCATCATCGCTGGCTCAGACCTGCTGGAATTGGTTATGCAGCCGCTACCGAAGGCGCAGGCACACTATCCCTATGCTGGCCTAAATGGCATGACTGGCGGCATCAGGCAGCAGGAAATGGTGGTGGTCACTGCTGGCTCTGGTCTTGGTAAGTCCCAGTTTATGCGAGAGATTATTTGGCAGTTGTTGCGTGAAACCAACGACAACATTGGGATCATGTTCTTGGAAGAGTCAGTAAAGCGCACGGCACTGTCTCTTATGTCGCTGGCGATCAATAAGCCATTGCACTTAGCGGAGGTGGAAGCAGATGACAGAGATAAGAAAGAGGCATTCGACAAAACACTCGGATCTAATCGACTCTATTTTTATGATTGCTTTGGTAGCACTGCTATCGATAACATTATCAATCGGGTGCGCTACTTTGCTCGTGGGCTTGATTGCCGTTATATTCTCTTAGACCATGTGAGCATCGTAGTGTCAGATCAGGGACACAACGATGAGCGCAAAGCACTGGATGAGATCATGACTAAGTTACGAATGATCGTGCAAGAGACTGGTGTGTCCCTCTTTGTTGTGTCACACCTACGCAGACCTGATGGCAAAGGCCACGAAGAAGGTGCAGCGACATCCTTGAACCAGTTGCGAGGATCTGGTAGCATTGGACAATTGGCAGATATGGTGTTAGGCTTAGAAAGAGCAGCCCAACATGAAGACCCAATTGAGCGCAACACAACCAGGGTCAGAGTTATCAAGAATCGTTACAGTGGCGAGACTGGTAAAGCCTGTGCCGTGCTCTATGACAAATACACTGGCCGTATGACAGAGATAAATGAGGACTCGCTATGACACAAACTGACTTAGATTTTAGTGTTTCTCCGTATCGTTTAATCAGAAAAGGTGCTCCTGATACCAGCATTGAAGCGGTGCTCAGTGCTGATCTTAGGTCTACCCAAGAACGAGTTTATGATGCCATCAAAAGTTTTGGAAAAGACGGCTGCATATCGGATCAGGTTTTGGACTATCTTAAACCAATGCCATACGGCAGCATAACCAGTCATTACGGACTTCTGATTGAGAAAGGTTACATCGAACTTACAGGAGAGAAGCGGCCTGGAAAGTCAGGCAGGAGACAACGAGTTATGAGGGCTACCTAATGACATCACCAGTAATCATCGGTATAATCGCATTTGTGGCATCCATTATCAGAGGACTAAAATGATAGAGCACTGGTCATCAGCAAGGGTCAATGTCTATTTGGAAGAGAAAGACAAAGAGATTGACCAATTGCACGAAGAAGTCAGGATTTTGACAGAGCAGCGTGACGATGAAGAGGCACGAGTCAAAGCCTGTGTTAGGTTTCTGAGAGAACTGCTGCATCCAGAATACTTTGGATGGGCTGTCAATCAGGAAGTAAGAGAGCAAGCAAGAAAAACCTTAATCACTATTGGAGAGTTTTATGAAACAGTCGGAAGTGAAACTAAAATTGGATAACTACATCGGCTTTGATGACGATGGTTATTTGGAGTGTTCAATCTTTTTAGGCAACGGTGATGACCCCATCGTCAATCAGAAGTTTTCAATGAAAGACATCATTAAAGAGTTTATTGACATTCGGTCTTCCTCAAAAGGCTTTGACAAACTGTATGCGCAGCAACGTGACCTAGTTGTCAAGACACTTGAGAAGTCTATCGAAACACTCAAAAAGGCCGCATGAGTTCGTTTTTAATCATTGTGACTGGCCTCATATACGCCTACATTGCTGTGGAGCAAGGCATCAAAGGTAACATAGCGATGTTGGTTGTATATGGTGGCTACGCCTTTTCTAACATTGGTTTATACTTGATGGCGACAAAATGACTATCATACCGTTTCTGTGGATTATGCTTGCAACAATTTTATTTTCTTTGTGGAGGTCTTATGCCGAAGGTTAGTGGTGTCCCCTATGATGTAAAGTTAGAGGGCTATACAGAATATAATCCTCTGGACTATATCAAAACAAAAGAGCAACTTGATGAATATGTCAGTTCACTGACGAAGCCAACAGAATTGACAGATGAGCGCATCCTTGAGTTAGCAAAGCAGACTGGAGCATCCAAGGTCTTTGTTGCTGGCTATGCCATCTCTGGCGACAAGAAGATTATTCAGTTTGCTCGACTCGTGGAGAAAGAACTTGAACCCCGTTAGTGTCTCGACAGTGCTCAACAAGAGTGGTGTAATGACGATGTATGTTCTAATGGATGACGGCACTATTCTGAAAAAGGCAGAAGATGAAGACCGATGGTCAGAAGCGGGTAGTATTCCTGGACATAGAGACGAACAGCCAAGCAAGCCAGATCTGGTTGTGCGTAACAAAGGATCAAAGAAGCGGAGCAGTTGAATGTCATCGCAAGGCCGACACTTTATTAAAAGTATTAGAGGACAATCCGCTGTTGGTGGCCCACAACGGAATCTTCTTCGATTACCCGATCTTGAACAGGCTATGGAATACGAAGATCAAAGCATCGATGTGCGTAGACACCCTAGTCATGTCAAGGCTGATGAGTCCAAGCCGAGAAAACGGACACAGCCTCGCAGCATGGGGCACAAGACTGGGAACAGAAAAGATTGACTTTCAGGACTTTGATGGGGGCTACACTGAAGAGATGCAAGAGTACTGCATCCGTGATGTCGAAGTGTTGGAAAAAGTGTACAATGCGTTATTAAAGGAGCAAGAGCAATATGGTTTCTCAGAAGAAAGCATCGAACTTGAGCACCAAGTCGCAATCATCATTGCTAGGCAAGAGCGCAGAGGTTTTAGATTCGATCTGCCTAAAGGTATGGTGCTTTTGGCAAGCCTTAAAGATAAGATGGCTTCAATTGAGGCATCCTTACATGGCATCTTTCCGCCAATCGTTACCGAGCGAGTTAGTGAAAAAACAGGAAAGAGACTCAAGGATCATGTCGAAGTCTTTAACCCAGGCTCAAGGCAGCAAATCGCCAAGCGCCTCATCGAAAAAGG